TGTCGATCCTGGCCGGTGGGGTCGCGATCATCACCCGCAACGAAGCACGCGAGGAGATGGGCCGCGAGACGACCCAGCGGCCGGAAGATGACCAGCTCTACGACGCTCCCAAGCCGACATTCCCCGCCGTGGGGGCGGATTCTGGAGCGATCCCCAATGCGCCCGACGTCAAGCCGCCGACCAAGAACTCGTCGCGGCTCTCACTCGTCACGCGGAATGCCGAGCAACTCGGGCGCAGGAAGAAGTCGGCGAAGGGACTCGCCGCCATGTCGGACAGCCTGCTCGCGCTGTGCGTCGAGCGGCTGGCTGGCCAGCGGGCCTACGCGCTGCGCGAGGTCAAGGCGTGGGTTAAGCGCAGCGGCGTCGCAGCGGCGAAGAATGGCGCGCGGAAGGTGGCACTCGACGCGCTCGACATGAACTCGCTGGTTCCGGAATCCGACCCGGAGGATGAGGCGCGGTTCAAGAAGGCGCTCGAACGGATCGTGCGGGAGCGCGGCGTCGAGGCGCTCGCTGATGTCGAGGCGATCGCGAACGTGGCGCTTGAGGTCGGGTTCGATGCCAACAATGCCCGCGCGGCGCGGTTCCTGACCGATCAGGCGGCGCGTGCGCTTTCGATCCCCGACCAGACGACGCGCGAGATGTTGCAGAAGAATCTCGCCGCAGCGGTCGAGGCGGGCGGCTCGCTCGAGCAGATGATCGCGGCCGTTCACGACACCTTCGACGCGCGCCGCAACCAGGCGCTCACGATCGCCCGCACCGAGAGCCTGTCGGCCTACAACTTTGCAGCGCAGGAAGCCTATCAGCAGTCGGGTGTCGTCGATCAAATGGAATGGCTCACGAGCCGCAGCGGCCTGGGTGGGCGGCATTCCGAGGATCCGAACGGCATCTATGGCGCTTCGGACGGCGGCCAGGGGCTCGACGGCCAGGTGCGCGCGATCGGAGACACGTTCGACGTCGGCGGCACGGAGATGCAGTTCCCCGGCGATCCGGGCGCACCTCCGGGCGAGACGTGCAACTGCGTATGCACCACCGCCCCGGTGGTCAATCAGGCATTGCTCGCCAATCGGATTGAGGCGATCCGGCTCCGGAAGGCGCTCTCACAGTCCGCCGACGATTCCGGCGCAGCGCCCACCAACCGGATCGCCCGAATCCTGGTAGGGCGCCGATGAAGCGCCCCGAGATGGACCGGCCCTTCACCGGCCGCGAAGGCCTGCGGGAACGATTCTGGCGCTGCGAGACATGCGCGGCGCACAACGTCGAGGAAGTGTGCGGCGTCTCGGACGTGTGTTTCTGGTGCGGGGCGTTGAAGCCCGAGATCGGGCGCGGGGTGCGCGTGCGCGCGAGCAGCGCATCGACTGAGGCGCAGGCGACGCGGCTGACGCGCCATGCGGTGGGATCTCAGAAGCGAAAGAAGGCAACGGGATGAGCAGGGTCTATCGAGTGCGCGAGACGTTCACGATTCCCGGCGTGCGGCTCGCCGGTACGGCGCCAGCCCCCGAGGCGCCGGCCGGCCCGCAGATGCCCTCGATGGACGAGTGCCTGGCTGAGATCAACGCCCTGCCGGGCGTGCTCTCCACGCTCACGGCCGATGACCTGTCTGTGTTCGGCCTGTGGCTCGTCAATGACATGCCGTTCAAGGACGGACGGCGCGCGATCGCGACCGATGCGGTCGACTCGATCGCCCGCATGATGCCCGGCACGCCCTACATGGTGAATCACGCCGTCTATCCCGGCGACCCGCGCGTGCTGCCGGTGGGGACCGCGTTCCGCGGGCTTTCGTCGCTCGACGCGAACGGAGCCAAGTGGGCGGGCCCGCTCCTCTACGTCCTCAACGAGCAGCCGTTCGTCAACGGGCGCGGCCTCTCGGCGGCCATCTCGGGCGGCCAGGTCACGGAAGCCTCGATCGGCATGTACTGCGATTCGTTCGCCTGTTCGATCTGTGGCGAGCAGGCTGGCGACTGCGAGCACGTCGCCGGCATGGACTACGGGCAGGACGGCGGCAAGTGTGTATACGTCTATGACGGAATCTCCGAGGTCGAAGAGTTCTCGGCCGTGATGTCGGGAGCGATCAGCGGAACCCGCTATTTCAAGATCGCGGCCTCCGAGCAGCACGACGGGGCGCTCGATCCGGATGAGGTCGAGGCTCGGGTACTCGCGCGCGCCCCGCGCGGGCTGTTCGCGCGCATGGCCGAGCAGGAGAAGAAGCGCGAGGCCGAGCGTCGGCAGTGGATCGCCGGATCGCTCGCGCGCATCCGCGGAGGATTCAAACAGGCGTCGTAACTGTCTGGTTCGCCCGCACCTCAGTCGGGCAAATGGGTGCAGCAATAAGGGGCCGGCAGGGGCCGGCGAACCTGGGAGGGGTGGGGGATGAGCAAGGTGGATCTCAACAAGGACATCAAGGCGCAGCTCGCCGGGGCGAAGAGCGAGACGGAGGCGAACGAGATCGCCGCCGAGTTCCTCTCCGCGATCCAGGGCGAAGCGCAGTCGCTGCGCCTCGAGAACCGGACGCTCGGCGAGAAGCTGTCGGTCGTCGAGAAGATGCACAAGGACGTGTCGGACACGATGGACGGTTACAAGGAGACGCTCTCCGACTACAAGAAGGCGCTCCGCAACGTCCCCGACGCTCCGCACGACAAGGACAAGCTCGACCTCTCTGGCGTCACGCGCTGGGAATCGACGCTCGCCCCCGGCGACAACCCGCAGAACGACCCGGTGGCGCACTCGCTGTCGAAGATGGACGTCGGCCAGTACAACGTCGTGTGCCGTTCGGACGCATCGCTCGGCATCGACGACGCCTCGACCAAGCGCCTGCTGAAGCGGTTCCGCGAGGTGTCGGACGTGCTGGCGCTCCAGCTCGCCAAGATCGGCAACTCGTGGCCGGCGATGGTGGCGTCCGGGGCGTGGAAGACGCTCAAGGGTGCCGACGAGTTCGAGAAGCTGGCCGCGCGCATCCAGCCGGCCGTGCAGCTCGCGATGTCGGACGGCGTGACCTCGACGGGTGGCTTCTGGGTGCCGTCCGATGCGATGTCCAGCCGCATTCTCGACTACGTCGAGACGGAGCGCGTGCTCCTCGGCTACTTCGAGGAAGTGCCGATGCCGAACCCGACCTACACGATGGGCGTGCTCGGATCGCAGCTCTACCCGAACAAGCTGCCGGAGAACACGGCGGACGCCGGCAACACGACCGACGCGACGCTGACCCCGCAGAACTGGACCACGAAGCGGTTCCAGTTCTCGGCAGTCGGCTACGGCACGGCGGTCGTGGCGACCCCGTTCTGGGAGGAGGACGCGGTCGTCAACGGCGGCGACTTCATCATGCGCGAGGGCGCCTACTCGCTGAACCGTGGCGACGAGCGCTGGCTCGTCAATGGTCAGTCGACGGCGCAGATCGACGGCGGTGCGGCGTTCGCGACCAACGACATCCGCAACTGCGGCGACGGCATCCGCTACTGGCATGCCGCGATGGTGACGGCCGGCATCGTGGCGCCGGTCAACCTGGCGCCCGCGCTGACGGGCGACAACTCGGCCCTGATCTTCGGTTCGCAGGGTCGCTACGCCCACAAGATCAAGGACTCGCTCTGGCTCACGAGCAACATGGGAATGACGTGGGCCCTGCTGCTCAAGACCAAGACCGGCGAGCGCCTGGTTCAGACGTACGAGGTCATGGGCGGACCCGGAACGGTGGCGACCGGCACGCTGGCGAGCCTGTGGGGGCGTCCGCTGGTCGTGTCCGATGAAGTGTCGGAGGCGGCGGATGCGTCGGGCCTCGAGGGCAACGGCGGCGCGCTGACGTCGCTGTTCCACGTCTACCGGCCGGCCATCAAGATCGGCCGCCGCGGTGGCGTGGTCGCGCGGATGTCGAGCGACTACCGATTCCTGAACCATCAGGACGTATTCAAGTTCGTTCGTCGCTCGAGCTTCAAGCACGGATACGACGTGGCGACGGAGCCGACCATCAACGCCGGATTCAGCCTGCCGCGCGTGTCGTAGACCAACCGGGGAGGGGGCGGGGGCAGCCGTCAGGCCCTCGCCCCACTCCTGACGGAGAACCAATGGCACGAAGCAAGCGAAGCGACCCGCAGCCGGTGGCGATGGTGAATCCGATTCTGGAGCCGCCCGCCGAGCAGCCGACGACGGTCATGCTTCGGAACACCGGAACGCGCGTCTACGTCGGCTCGGTGTACATCGCTCCGGGCGCAGCCGTTGCCGTGCCTGCCGATGAGGCTGCGTTCATGCTCGAGCACTTCAAGGCCGACGCCTACGGGCGCGGGCCCTTCGAGATCGTGGAGGACTGATGGCACAACTGCGTTGTGTGCGGGCGTTCGTCGGCTTCGGACAGTCGTTCAATCCGGGCGACGTCTGCGAGATGGAAGCGGCCCAGGCGGCTGAGGCGCTCGCGAACTTCGGCGAGTTCTTCGTCGCTGCCGATGAGCCGGTGCACGAGCCGGAGCACGAGGGGAACTAGGTGGCCACGCCGATCGTCGGACTCATCAACGCCAAGGCATACGCAACGATCCAGGCTGCGGTCGATGCGGTGGCGAGCACTGGGGGATCCGTGTTCATTCCCGCGGGCACCTACAGCGCGACGAGTGTGCCGGCGTTCACGGGCGTGTCGATCCCGGACAGCGTGCATGTGCGGGGAGCAGGTCACGGCGCGACGATCTTGGACCTCACCGGGCAGTCGACCTCGATCACGGCGGTCAGCATCACCGGCGAGAATGCGAGCCTCCAGAACATCAAGATCCAGGGGCAGGGCTCCTCGGGCTCCGGCTACGGAGTGCATATCGCTGACACGGCGGGCGTGATCCGCGGGCAGTTGGTCGCCGACGTGGTGATCGACGGCACGCCGAGCTGGGCGGTGGTCGTGGGTGATGCCGGCGCCGACGTGGTGCTGCCGGAGATCGTCCGCGTTCACGTCTCCAACTGCTCCTCGAACGGCTCGTGCTATCTCGGGCCGTTCTCGTTCGCGGCGAACGTGCGCCAGTGCAACTGGGAGGGCGCAGCCTCGAGCACGACCGCGGTCGTGCAGTTCGACGGCTGCAGCCAAACGCACCTGACGGGCGGGACCATCGAGCCGCCGAACGGGTCGAACGTCGTGGGCCTGCGCGTGTCGGTGAACGGCAGCACCTATCCGCGCGCGAACAAGGTCACGGGCGCGTGGATGGAGTTTCACGACACGACCGCGACTGCGGCGATGGTTGAGCTCTCGGGCTCCGGGCAGGTCGACGGGCTCGTGATTCAGGGCTGCAACATGGTGCGCCCGATCGCGAACAAGGCACCGCGGCCGCTCAAGTCGGTGATGACGGGCGGCGCGTCGATCGGAATCGTGTTCAGGGACAACATCATTCAGGAGAACGGCGGCGGCCCCTATACCGACGACATCAACATGGGCGGCTCGGGCCAGGACGAGGTGCTGCTCTCCGGGAACAAGGTCTACGACCTGTCGAACGCCACGTCCCACGGCCTCAGCACCACCGGAACCAATCGCGCCAAGCTGACCCGCATGTCTGACAACGGCCGCAATCAGATGGGCCGCGACTCGTGGACGGGCAGCGGGTTCGCGTCGATCCCGGACCCGCAGACCGGCGAATTCATGTGGGACACGGCCGCCACCGTGTTCTGTTTCTACAACGGCGCGAACTGGCAAAAAGTGACCTTCACCGCCCGATGAACCATCCTGATCTGCACCCCTACGCCTTCCTGACGCTCGACCGCGCGATGTCCTATTTGCGCCGGAACGAGGGCACCGACAAGGGCATCGACGTCCCGGAGTCGGTGGTCAGTTTCATCAACGCGATCACAGACGATCTGGAGTTCTCGACCGGCCGGCGCCTCGCGGCGCGGAGCTATCGCACGCCCGTCACTGCCACGTTCACACTGACGACCGGAAGCGCGAACGCGACCGCCGGCGCGACGTCGGGGCTCCGGGAGCGCGATGAGGTCGCGGCGACGGGGACCGCGGCGGGGACGCTCGTCGAGTCGATCACCAGCAGCACCGCGCTCGTGCTTTCCAAGCCGGCGACGGCGGCGGGTGCGACCAGCCTGACCTTCGGCTCCGGCCCGCTCGTGATCGATGGCGGCGATGAGCGGTCGGACGAAGGCTATCCAGTGCTCTACGTCGAGGAGTCGCCGCTCGTCTCGGTGTCGGCGATCAACTTCCGCGACATCAACAACAACCTGACCGCGGTCAGCCTGACGGGCATGCGCATCGTCTCGGAAACCATTCCCGGAATGTCGAAGGTGATCCTGCCCTATGGCGCGTGGACGGTCGGCAGCCAGAACGTGGAGGTCGAGTGCGTGGCCGGCTACCTGCCGCCGCTCGCGGGCGTCAATGCGCGCGGCTTCGACGGCTGGCAGCAGCTCCAGCAGTTGTCGCAGCGCATGGTCAAGGTGCTATGGGACGACTTCCGGCAGGCGCGCGGGCGGACCGGCAACGTCCAAATGCTCAACGCCTCCGAGTATGTGAGCGACTTCAACTGGCCGGCCGACGTCCTGCGCGGCATCGTGCTGTTCTCGAGAGTCGGATGAGCGCGAGCCTGATCGGGCTGACCGTCACGGGCGCCGCGGAAGCCGCGACCCGGATGACGCGCGCCGCGCAGGGCGCTAAGGCCACGCAGGAGCGAGGGCTCAACGCGGCCGCGGCGCGCGTGCTCGCGGCCTTGAAGCATCGCATGTCGGACGCGGGCGGGCACAATCCGTTCTTCGGTCGCACGGGCGGGCGTGGCGACACGCTGGCCGCACGTTCGGGCGGCTCGCGCGCGCGCCTGGTCCTGACCCGCGCCCATCAGGCCGGCGGCGTCATGACGGCCGGTGCGGGCTCGCCCGACAAGCACGTGCGGTTCCTCGAGAACGGTGGAACCATCACGGGCGGCAAGCTGCTGCGCATTCCGCTGGCGGCCGCACAGACGCCGCAGGGTGTCGATCGCTGGGCCGGACAAAGCGCCCGCTCGATCCCCGGCGCGTTCCTCATCCGCTCGCATGGCGGGCGTCTGTTCATCGTGCGCGAGCAGGGCGGCAAGGCGGGCGGCGGTGGTCGCTCGCGGATGGAGTTCCTCTATCAGCTCGTGAAGCAGGTGCGCGTGCGCGGTCGCCATGTGTTCGCGGGTGCCGAGCACGACGCCGACGCCGAGGTAAGGGCGCTCGCGGGGCAGCAGGTCGTGACGCAGATCGTGAGGGTCGCCAATGGCGGTGCTTGAGGCGCGGATGAACCTCGTCATGGACCGGCTGATCGAGTTGTTCACGGCCATCGACGGCGACGCGAGCAAGTACAAGACGGCATTCCAGACGGTCGAGGAGTTTCTCGGCGCTGCCGATCTCGACAAGCCATTGCCCGGGCTGTTTATCGAGGTCGGCGAGTCGGGCGAGGACCAGGTGAGCGGGCCGGCCTACGAGGAAACGGTGCCGCTGCGCTTCGTCATCGCGACCGAAGATGTCGCCGCGCCGGGGCGCGCGCTTCGGAACGCGGTGGCCGACTTCAAGCGCGTGGTGCGCGCACAGGGCGGGAGCCTCGCGGATCGCGACGGGACGCTATTGGGTCAGCAGTTCTGGGCGCTCGGGTACCTGCCTGTATTGGACCCGAACGCGGCTGGGGCAGGGAAAGCGGCGGCCGTGGTGCCGGGGAGTATCCGAATCCGAACGGACGCATTGAATCCGTAAGGTCAAAGAGCACCGCGCGGCAGGGGCCGCGGGGTAGGGGGGTGGGGAAATGGCAAGACCAGCATCACCAGTTGACGCGCTACTCCAGTTCAAGCGTGAGGCGACGTGGGCCACGAACCCCACGGCGACGAAGCAGATGCCGGTGCGGCTGATGAGTTTCGACATCGGCGTCGGCGCCATCTCGTCGGATCTGTTCACCGGGAGTTCGCCGGTCGTGGCCGGCATCGCCAAGGGCGGCACGCGCGTCAAAGCGACCTTCGAAACCGATCTGCAGTATATCGACATCGACGACGGCGGCACCGGCACCACCGACCCGACCGGCATCCTGATGTTGCACGACCTCATCATGGGCGCCACGACTTATGGCACCTACCAGGTCGCATCGACCACCGGAGGCGCACCGCCCTACATCCACACGTTCCAAAACAAGAACACGCTCAACTCGGCCACGATGGAGTTCGTCGACGGAAAGCCGGGCGGCTCGAACGTGTGTCTGCTGCTCACCGGCTGCAAGGTCGACGAGGCGGTCTGGTCGTGGGGCTGGAGCTACGACGGCAAGGAGAACATCCCGACCCTGCGCGTGACGGTGGTCGGCAAGCTGGTGACGCCCTCGGCCACGCCGACCCCGGCGCTGGCGCAGCAGACCTACGACGGGCTCGTCTCGACCCACTGCACGTTCGCCGATGGCCTCGTCTCGCCCGCGACGACGGGCTACTTCAAGGCCAAGCTGACGTGCAAGAACAACGTGTATCAGGAGGGGTTCTCGAGCCTCTCGGGCTACATCACCGAGCCGATTCGCCTCTCGAACCTCGATGCTGAGTGGGAGTTCGAGGGCGACTACGACTCCATGACGGCCATCACCAGCTTCATCAACCAGTCGGCGAGCGCGGCGGCGATCACCGCAGCGTTCACCAAGCCGAGCCCGAGCGGGACCGGCACCGCCTACACCCTCAGCACCGCGAGCGGCAAGGCGAAGATGAGCGGCCACGCGCACGAGGTCACGCAGGGCGCGCCGGTGCGTCAGACGGTGAAGTGGCGGCCGTTCAAGGACGCCAACGGTTCGGCGTTCTCGGTGGCCGTCGCGTGCGGAGCGAACTGCCCGATCACTCAGGGCTAGGAGCGGCGCTCGGCGTCCATCCGGTGCTGCTCCGTGAGATCGGGCCGGAAGGAACGGAGCGCTTCCTCCTCGGTCGGTGCCGAGCGGTCTATCTCTGGCACGGCGGCCAAGGCAACGAGCACGAATAGCGGGTTGAGGAACAGAGACAGAACGATCCAGTTGAACGGGTTGCGGCCCTTCGTGGCCGCAACCCAGCCCGCAAGAAATGAAGCAGCAACGTAGGCCCAGAGCACGGCGAGGACGAAAAGGAAAGACATTGGCGACCTCCCAAGGGGGACGCCATAAGCCTACCAACGCGGAGGACGGATGCAAGAGGCAACGGCGCCGCTGGCGGGCGCGGACGACTTCCAGATCGAGGAGCGCACGATCGACCTGCCGGAACTCCAGAACGGGCGCCGGGTCAGCGTGCGGGTGCGTGCGATCGATCCCGAGCTGCTGATCGTGGCGTTCCGGGGCATCCCGGCTCCGGCGCTCCTGACCGGGGATGCCGCACGGGATCTCGAGGCCGAATCCAAGCTCATGCGGGCGATCGCGCGCGAGGGCATCGCGGCGCCGGAGTTCTCGTTCGACGGCCCCGCCGAAGGCAAAGCGGACTGGCGGGCGCTGAAGATGGCGAACCGCGCGGCGATCACCGCGGCCATTGCGGAACTGTCGGGGCTCGCACCGGCGACGGGGGCCGGAACCACCGAACGATTTCCTGGGGAGCCCGGAGGGGCTGCCGCTGGCGAGGGCGCTGTGCGAGCTGGCGAAGCTGCCGAGGAGCCCCAGCCGTGACGTGCTCCACCGGCGCGACACGGACATCGGGCACCTGATGTTCGATTGGCTCGTGCTCGTTCAGTCGAGCGCGCACGAGCTGGC